TCTGTATACGACTTGCTCGTACCTTGGATCTCATCTACTTTTTCGCGGACCATATCCGGACCGCCTTCGTATTTCGTCAGCTCAACGTCGCGGTAGAACCCTGCAACCTGCAGCTTGCGAATTTCATTGGCATCCATCCGCAATACATGCGTCACGCGCGGAGCGGTCTGCAGATCCGTGGCTGAGTACGGAACCACCAGATCCTGTGCCGGAACAAACTTGGCAACCGCGCGCTGGCGAGCTTGATCGAAGTAGACCTTCTTGAACGTCGAACCAGACAGCGGGAGATAGAACAGAAGCTGATCCATATCCGGATCATATTCCTCCATCACCTCGGTAATCTGGTAGTTCATGAAGTCCTTGACGCGCGCAGCTTGCTCCTCGCGCTGGGCGTCCTGCAAACCCATGACTTGTGACTGCACCGGGCCCCCGGCGGGCAGAAGCTCTTTGTAAGCCTGTGCTTGGAACTGGGTCACGCTCTCCGCGATCAGCGGGTGCGTTACACCGGAGGCGCCCTCGAAAGGCTGGCTCCGCTCTTCGTACTTTACGCCCAGCTGATCTAGGCCCTTGGTATACCCCTCTTCCCACTCGGACCGAGAAGCTAGGTCATCTTCATATGCAGCCTGCAGCTCGGTCGAAATCTCGCCAAGATACCCCTCGTCCAAAAACTCGGCGAGGTTGGCATCGTGGGGAATCAGCTCTTCGGGGGCCATTTGCTCCATGGCCATTGCCAGAGCTTGGACGATTGCGCCGCCTTGACCGTCGTCAGTGACTGTCGCGCCACCCTCAAAGCTTTCAGGGGCCAGAACGGAAACGTCTACCGCAGACGGATCCATACCAGCGCCAGCGGGCGCCATTGCTGAGTCAACGAGTGAGCCCATAGGGCGGGGCGGCAAAGCCATCAGTAGTACTCCCGTTTACGGGGGTAGTATTCTTCCCCGTCTTCCTCACCCTCAAGGGCGATCAGGCCGCCCTGCCGAAAACGCATAAGGGCCAACGTCATGCTATCACAAAAGTCATCGTGTTCACCATTCGGAAACGAAGCTACTTCTTCGATAACCTCGTCAGAAAACTTCTTATCCGCTGGCGCCCAGACAACCCCTGCCTCAAACAGTGGCGATACCATATGCATCCTTGTTGTCTTATCTACACCACCACCGCCCGCACGTCTACCGGGCGAGAAACCCAGCACCGGGATACCCCGTGCTCGCATCTCGTCCATAAGCGGTCCGCCCGTGGCCTTCTTTTCGACGATGACCATATCCGGATCCCAGTACTCGCATTCTTCATATGCGACCTCCTTGAGTTCCGGGAAACTCCACCGCCCGCGCCGCGCATCCAATAAGATGATGTTATCAGGGCCGCCCTCGTCTGGCTCAAAAATTCCCCACGTCGTAATCGCCGAGTAGTCAGCGGTTTCTTTTTTAGAGAATGCGGTATCGTAAGACTGCAACACATACTTTAGAGGAGGGATGTCCTCCTTTTCCCACATCTTCCACCATTTGCGTTTGACAATGGCGGATTCAGTGGCCGTGGGCAGCTGTTGCCACTGCGCCGACCACTTCTGGACGGGCAGCGAGGCTTTGATCGACAGCAGTGCGTCTTTATCCCAGAACTCCGGCCAGAGCGGCTCGCCGCTGGGCATGATCGCTGGGAACTCTACAACCTCCCACTGGTCGGCCATGCTGTCACTTGTTTGCGCCTGCAGCAGCCGACCCGTCAGGTCTTTTTTACCCCAGCGGGTCATAACAAGAATAATCGCGCCGCCCGGTTGCAAACGCTGGCGGGGACCAGAGGTGTACCACTCGTAAGCGTGGTCGAACGCCGTTTCGCTCAGCGCGTCCTGTTCCGAATGAGGGTCGTCAATGATAAACAAGTCCGCGCCGCGACCCGTAACTGCAGCGCCCACACCAGCAGCAAAGTATTCGCCGCCCCTGTCAGTCCCCCATTTCCCCGCACCTTTGTTATCCTCCTTCAGGATCGTGTTCGGAAAGATCTCTTTATATGCCGGATCGTCGATCAGATCTCGGACCTTGCGGCCGAACCGAACGGCTAGTTCGGTGTTGTGTGTGGCTTGGATGATCTTAAGCTTAGGGTTCCGGCCAAGAAACCATGCAGGCATCAAGAACGACGCAAACTCCGACTTGGAATGACGCGGCGGCATGTTGATAATCAGACGCTTCAGCTCCCCGCGCGCAACGCGCTCAAGCTTTTCGGCGATAATTCGATGGTGCCGCCCCTCGATAAAATTCTCATACACATGATGCGCAAAAGGCATGAAGTGGTGCTGGGCCTGCTCGCGCAGATCCAGCCTTTTCTTCGCTTCCGTAAGCGCCAAGATCTCCTTGAGCGCCTCTTCAGGCAAAGCCTGCAGATTCATTAAGTTCTCCTAGTCCCCGGTCGGAACACCGTGCGGCCTTCTAAAGCGCTGACATCAACCGTGCCTGTAAACGGACCAACCCGAGGACGTGCCATTTCAGGCACACAGGTAAAGCCGCCGTTGGCCATCTGAACCCGGCGGAAACCCGGAGGGCACTCGAATGGTGGTTCTTCCTCCTCAAGAACTTCCTCCTCTTCCGGCACACAGACAAGCTGTCCATCTACCAAACGGCGAACATAACCGGGCGGGCACTCACCGTCTTCGTCAGGTTCAACCTCAACCGCAACCTCGGTGTCTTCTTCGCCACCAGTTCCGCCCTCTTCTTCAACAGCAACTGGAGGTTGTTCACGCTCAGTAGGGGGCTCATCATCGACTGTACTTACAAGCACAAGAGGACTCGTTTCCGGCTCTACGGCAAGCTCTGGTTGAGTGGAAACAACCGGGCGCTGCGTAGGTACGGCAAGCTCGCGAGAGATCGTTTGGTCGATCGTCACGCCTTCCTGCGGCGGAACGACGTTTGTGCTCACGTCGAACTCAGGGTCTAAAATTTCCCCTTCAAGCACCTCTTCTGTCGGTTGTTGAACAACCTCAATGCCCGTTTCCTGTGCAACAGCCGGGGAAGAAGGTGCTGCTCCGGGGTCCTCCATTTCTACCTCTACCTCTACCTCTGTCTCTGGCTCAGCGGCAGGTGCGGCGCGCTCCGGGATAACAGCGGTTTCCGAAGCCTTAGCAACCATGTTGTCTTGAACAAGATTGGGGTAATTGGTGTCAAACAACTCTTGGGCGCGGTCTGCTGCAGCGGAAATTTCCGCTGCCGTTGCGTTATCGGGAATAACTACGGTAGACCCAAAAAATCCGGCACGAGTACTTTGGTCTCGCGCACCTGTAAGGACGTGAACAGCCAAAACCGGTGTTCCATCGGCAAGGCGCACACGGCTCGTTCCTGTCCGCGGCTCTCCAAGAGGTATGTCATTAACTGCAAAGGGCTGTCCGGTTCTTATGTCACGCAGTGTAGCGCCGCGCAGCTCTGTGAGATCGCTAAGACGGCTTCTGCGGTCACTGATGTTCATAAACACCTGATCTTCAGACAGCGGTCCAGAAGTGGCAAACCGAGTAAGTCCGTTCCCGGTGCCGGTAACAGCCTCAAAAAGAGGCGGACGAGAGGGGGCTCGTGCTTGCCGTGCCGCCTGAGCTTGGCGGTTGGCTTCCGCCTGAGCTTCTGCTTGGGCTGCGCGCTCTGCCTCCACTCGTGCCGCCTGAGCTTGGCGGTTGGCTTCCGCCCGAGCTTCTGCTTGGGCCTGCCTTTGCGCTTCAGCGCGGGCAAGGACATCTGCCGCCTGACTATCAGGCGCTATGTCAACAGGCGCCGGCGCCGGCAACGCCGGGGGCGAGACAGTCGTGCCCGTAACAGTTTCAATGCCCGGGAACTGACCTCTCAAACGCTCAAGGGCCGCATCCGGGTCAAAGGCAGGTTGAGCCGGAGGGGCGGTTTCAACAACAGGTTCTGCCAGACGGGCCCCGGGGAACCGAGCCTGCAACCGAGCAAAAGCTGCTTCGGGGTCGAAAGCTTGGGCAGCGTTACGCTCAGCCATGCGCTGCTCTATGATTGCTTGGACATCCATCATGTTTAAGCGACCACCGGTGGCCTCGTCGACTGCTTGAAAGGTTTCGGAGCCAATGCCGTTATCTCGCGCCAAGCCTGCATCGATGATGTCGGCGGCAGTCTGTAGGTCAGCAGTGGGTTGCACATCCGGAGCGGGAAGCGCCAGTTGTGGGGGAGCTGCGGGCGTAATAATGGCGCCCCGCTGCGTAACCCCCGGTTGAAAGGCGCCGCCCGTGCCCAATGCAGCGGGCGCTTGCAAAACAGGAGCCTGCGTCATGGGTGTGACGGGCGCTGTGTTCACAACGACATCTGTGCCGGGGATCTGGATGGTTCCCGGAGATACGATAGTGGATGGCACATTCGGAGTAGTCGGCGCTGGCGCGGTCCCACGCGGCCCTGTTGGAGCAGGGGTCGGCCCCGATGTCCTACCAGAACCGGCGCCAAAGCCAAGATTAACGCCGCCGCCAAGAAGAGCGCCGATAAGAGCTGGGTCGCGCTCGAACCGAAGATCCACGTCGCTCATACGGAAAGCGTTTGGCGCAATCGCATACTCCCCCACAGCTTCTCCCATTGTGGGCTGAACAAGGCCCTCTTCGAGACCCTCTTCTGCGGCACCACCCGCGATTTTACCCGCCACAGGAAGTCGCGACCCGTAAATGCCTGTAGCAAGAGTGCCCGGACCAAGGTAAAGCGTGGACTGCTCAAGGGCCGCACTTTCCATGGCGGAACGCTCTTGAGGCGTGAGGTTGTTCGCAGTCGCAAACTCGTCTACCTCGCGCAGTGCTTGGTCGGCAATATCCCCCACGGCGCTGGCGCCCCCAGCAAGCATGCCAAGACCCCGAAGGCCCACTGCAAACGGTGCCAACGGCGTGGCAACGGAGTAAAGGCCCTGTTCCAGCTTCGCACCCAGAG